ATTGTAAAGCTGTTGCACACATGGGAAAATTCAATCCAGCTAGATGATCGGGCAATTGCCAATGATGCTGCCGCCTATTGCCGCAAATACCCAATTGAGTATTTGCTTTACAGCCGCCGCACATCTGGGGCTGTCGCAGCGCGTATGCAGCCGGCAGGTATTCCGATCCATGACATGGACAGCGATTACCCACAAGCTTGCGATGAGTTACTGGGAGCAATTAACAGCGGCAGACTCAAACACCGAAATCAAGCAAAACTGACTGAGCAAATTCTTTCAGCTGTGCAATTGCGTAGAGGCGATGGCGGATGGGTTATAGGCAGACGGGCCAGCGGTACGGCCGTGGCCGCTGCCGTAGCATCAGCATTGGTCACACACTTTGCGACACGCCCAGAAACCGAAATTGACATTTTAGTGGGTTGATCCTTGACATTTTGAGAAAATAGGTGCATGGGATTATTTGATCGCAAACGCACCATTGAAACAGTCGCGCCATTGCGCGGTGCTGACATAGCTGCACAAATTGGGCCAGCTCCAACGCTAGATGCATTTTTCCCATTTGGTTCAGCTGATTATTTGGCAAGCCGCGAGGAAGCAATGTCCGTGCCAGCGATTGCTCGCGCACGCAACATGATCTGCAATTCAATCGCAACAATTCCTTTAGTCACACGCGACAAATCGACTGGTCAGGTTGTGGATTCTCCTGTTGTAATCAATGACCCAGACAAACGGGTACCAGGAGCCGCATCATGGTGTTGGGCAGCTGAGGATTTGTTATTCACAGGATTTAGTTATTTTCAGATCATGGATTTATTTGCAGACACCGGCCGTGTTCGTCAAATGTGGCGCGTTGCTCCCAATCGCGTTGGCGTTTTCTTAAATTCAATTGGCACGCAAATTGAGTATTACACAGTCGATGGAAGTCGTGTGCCAGATTCCGGGCCGGGAAGTTTGATTGTTTTCTACGGCAACGATGAAGGATTATTAAATCGAGCAGGTCGCACAATTCGCGCAGGTGCAGAACTTGAAAGAGCTGCTGCAATGTACGCACGCGAACCCGTGCCATCGATGGTGTTGAAATCAAATGGAACAGCGTTGCCAGCGGATCGCATTGCTAAATTGCTTGATGCTTGGGGCGCAGCTCGTAGAAATCGCGGTACGGCATTTTTAAATGCTGATGTTGAATTGACAACAGTTGGATTTACACCGGAGCAGATTGGCCTTAATGCCGCACGCGAAATCATTGCAACAGAATTGGCCCGTGCCGTGGGTATTCCGGCTTACTTTATTGATGCGCCGACTGGATCATCCATGACCTATGCAAACGCCCAAACGGCGCGTCAAACTTTGTTGGACTTTTCGCTTTTGCCGCTGATGAACAGCATTGCCAGCCGTTTATCAATGCCAGATTTTACGCCATCAACACAGCGCGTTGAATTTGATCTCAAGGCGTATTTGCGCGGATCAGAAAAAGAGCGTGCAGAAATTTACAAGATTTTATTTGACATCGGAGCGATTACCACCGATGAAATTAGACAAATGGAGGACATGATCTCATGAAGCTAACAACACCAATGCAAATCACGGCAGCTGATTCAGATGCTCGCACAATCACAGGCCGCATTGTTGCATTTAACGAACACGCAAACGCATCAACCGGCAAAGTTGTTTTTGCACGCGGATCAATCCAGCCACAAGATGTTTTTTTAAACCTTGAGCATGACAACACGCGCAGAATTGGGCGCAGCGTTGCCATGTCTGTAAATGACAAAGAAATGACAGCAACATTTAAGATTGCAAACACCACAGCCGGCACCGATGCATTGATCGAAGCAATGGACGGCTTGCGCGATGGGTTTTCCATTGAATTGGCTGTGGACAATTATGAAATGCAAAAGGATGGCACCATGAAAGTTCTCAACGGAGAATTAACCGCTGTCGCATTGGTTACTGAGCCGGCTGTTCGATCAGCAAGAGTGAGCGAAGTAGCCGCATCCCAAGATTCTGAAACTGATGAAGTTGCAGATACAACAAACCCAAATGAAGGAGACAAAGTGGACAACACTACCGAACCAGTCGCTCCTGCCGTTGAACCGGTAGCAGCTCCAGAAGTCGAACCAGTACAGGCATCACGACCAGCCTATTACACAGCACCACGCTCACCAATCGTGAACAAAGTTTCATACCTTGAGCATTACCTCAAAGCAACAATTTTGCATGATGAGGATTCTCGCCAGTATGTAAAGGCCGCTGATAACACAACATCAACAGCACCCGGCATGATCCCAACACCACAAAGCACACAGATCGTAAATGCACTTGCAAACGCAGATCGCGGCATGATCGATGCGCTAAGCCGTGAAACTCTTGTGGGCGAAGGTATGACCTTTGAAATTCCACGCGTTACAGGCGTGCCAACTGTTGCAAATGTTGCAGAAAATGCAGCTGTTACAGAATCAAACCTCACAGCCACATTTTTGAGCGTACCGGTACAAAGCTTCAAAGGCCGCGCAATTTCAACAGTAGAACTCATTGATCGCAGCCGTCCAGAATACCTAACAGCACTTTTGCAGAATCTTGAATTTGCTTATGCAAAAGTAACTGATGAATTTGCTGTTGGCACAATTGCGGCAGCTGGACAACAGACCGGTGTCAATGCAAATACAGCAACAGGATTCCTTGGATACACATCCCAGGCTGCCGGTGCTGTTTATGGATCATCACTTGGATTCGCTCGCAACATTGTTGTTTCACCCGGACAATGGACAAACATCATGGGTTACAACGACAATGGAGCACCTCTTTACAATGCAGCTCAGCCATCAAACGCGGCTGGAAATGTACGCGGAGATTCATTGCGCGGTGTAGTTTCACCGGGCCTCAATCTTTATGTATCACGCTCAATTGGTAACGCTGGCCCAACAACATCAACCGGAGATTTCTCAATGGTTGTTGTCAATCCAGATGCATGGACATGGTACGAGTCACCACGCTTTAACCTACGCACTAACATCAACAGCGATGGAACAATTGACATCCTGTACTACGGCTACGGCGCAATCGCACCAAAGATTCCATTTGGCGCATGCTGGAACCAAAACTAACTAATCAGACATCGGTAGCGGTCGCTCCCGAACGCTAACGATACGAAAGGAACCGAGATGCCAGCAATAGTTACAGCCTCACAGCTGAGAGCAATTCTTGGTGTCTCGGTTTCCTTGTATAGTGATGCTCAATTGGATTCATACATAGATTCCGCTGAACAAACGATTTTGCCGTTACTTACTCAATACCAATCATCGGTTGCATTTGTAAATGTGAGTGATTCCGTCATTTATTTCACTACAATCCGGCCAAATTATTTTGTGCCTGGGCAATCCGTTGTTGTAACCGGGGCCGGTACTTACAACGGAACATACACAGTAACCGATGATCGGATTGAACCATACACATGGACAGCGGCTACAGCTGCGGCCGATCGAACATACCCGTTGCCATTTATTCCTAATGCAACGGCTACCTTATCCGGTGGATCGGCCGCATCACTTTATGCAAACACACCACCAATAGAAAACGCAATTTTGGTTGTAGCGGTTGAGATTTTTCAAAGCATCACAGCTCCCGGCAACCAGATCATGTCAGACAATTTCCAGCCAAGCCCGTTCGTATTGGGCCGGAGTCTTTCCAACAGAGTAATCGGCCTATTGGGGCCATTTTTAGATGTTGAAACGATGTGTCAATGACCATCGAATCCGCAATCCGCACACCATTGCAAACCGCACTTTCAACAATTGCGGCCAATGTGTACAACGGAATTCCAGAGACAATGACAAGCCCAAGCATTTGTTTAATTCCAGATGCACCTTATTTGGAAAGCGTTTTGATCAATGGATCAACCACAAAAGTCAAAGTCAATCTGACTGTAACTGGGGTCGTTACTTATGCAAACAATGCTGCAGCTTTAGACAATCTTGAACAGTTAATGATCGACATCATCAGCACGATGCCAAATGGCTATGTCGTGGGCAATGTCAATCAACCACAACCATTGGAAGTCGGTGCCGGTAAGTATCTTACGGCCGATTTACAAGTTAGCACCTACTACACCAACTAAGGAGAAAACAAATTGCCAACAACTATCATTAGCGGCAGAGACATCAGCTTCACCATTGATGGTGATAATTTTGATGCTCAAGCTACATCAGCAACACTTACTGTTGATTCAACAATCAATACATTTCAAACTTTAGACGGCAAGGCGTTTTTCACCTCCGATACACAAGGATCTTTTGCCGTTGAAATGCTTGCAGACTGGGGCGCAGCAAATTCTTTGTGCGAAGCTTTATGGACAGCCGCAACAAACGCACCACAAACTGGTCTGTCGGTGATTTTTGGAGCAGATTCAGGCGCATCATTTGCGTTTGATGTGCAGCCAATTCTGCCAAGCGCAGGAGGAACAGCGCCAGATGCACAAACTGTTTCACTAGCCTTCACATGTGTTACAACACCTGTTGGCACATTTACCTAAGAGATAAGGAATCGGGAGCATGAAACTACCAATCACAATCGAATACACGGATGGCAATGGTGAAACATACATTGCACACCCAGCAGAGTGGGCAAAATGGGAAAACAAGACTGGCAACACGATTGGACAAGCTCAGGACAAAATGGGTGTGTCCGATCTGTTGTTTCTTGCATACCATGCAATGAAGCGCGAGGCCGCTGGCAAACCTGTCAAGCCTTATGAAATTTGGTGTGAGACTGTCAGCGACATCATTGTCGGTGATGCAAACCCAAAAGCTATAAGTCCGGAAGCATAAATAGGATTTTATGGGAGGTAGCCATTGCAAGTGGCCAACCTGTCAGCGAATTTAAAACAGCTGAGGATTTATTAACCGCAATCGAGATTTTGGAGCAAAGAAATGGCTGAGGAAGCGATCGCATTTAACCGCCAAGAATTGCGATCCGTTTTGACAGCTTTTAAGGCAATGGATCAGGAAGCTGTTCAGGAAGCCAAAAGCGTGAGCAATGGTTTGGCTACTTATCTGCAATCAAAGATCATTTTCGCAGCTAGTAGCCGGCCAAATAAAGCCGCACTCAGGATTGCTCAAGGATCACGGGTTAGCAAATCATCAAAGATTGGTGAGCTGTCATTTGGCTTTGTTTCGCAGAAATTTAGCGGTGGCGGTACAACCAAGGATCTTTGGGGCGGTTATGAATTTGGATCAAACAAATTTCGACAATTTCCTGTGTGGTCTGGCCGTGGGGCGCGTGGTGGATCGTTGGGCTATTTTATCTATCCAACATTGACAGCCGAGCAACCGCATTTGATTAGTCAATGGCTTAACGCTTTCGATCGCATTTTGAAGGAGTGGTGAAATGGCCAGAGAATCCAGAACCTTAAAGCTGGCCTTGCTGGCCGATGTTGCTGACTTTACAAAAAACATTGGCACGGCTGGCAAATCCACTCAAACGCTTGGAGATCAAGCAAGTGAATTTGGCAAAAAAGCTGCATTGGCATTTGCCGCAGCTGGAGCTGCCATTGGTGCTTTTGCCGTTGCATCAATCAAAGCTGCCGCTCAGGATGAAGCCGGGCAAAAAAAGCTCGAGGAAACAATTCGCAACACCACAAATGCCACAGCTGAGCAGATTGCCGGGATCGATAAATACATAACCAAGCAAAGCATTGCCACGGCTACAACCGATGATGTAATCAGGCCGGCCTTGTCTCGCCTGTTGCGCTCCACGGGAGATTTGACCAAGGCGCAGGAATTGCTTACTTTGAGCCAAGAAATTGCAGCGGCAACGGGTAAGCCGTTGGAAGCTGTCACAAATGCCGTTGCCAAGAGCTTTGATGGATCAAATACGGCATTGACTAAATTGGGCGTTGGCATCAATGCCGCAACACTTAAAACATTGACATTTGAGCAAACACAGGCATTGCTTAACAAGACTTTTGATGGGTTTATTCAAAATCAATCGACTACGGCCGCATTTAAATTTCAACAATTAAGCATTGCAATTAGTGAAACCAAAGAGCAAGTCGGGGCAGCTTTGTTGCCAGCCGTGACAGCTCTAACCAATTACATTTTGACCAATGTGGTGCCAGTCGTGCAAAGTTTTGTCAATGGATTAACTGGACAAAATGGGCTTGCAGCTGGTTTAAGCAAATCCCAAATTTCTGCAATTGAGTGGGGCAACAAGGTTAGAGCCATCATTGATACCGTGATTGAATTTAAAGAAGTTTTAATTGCAACGGCCATTGCAATTGGCACAATTTTTGTTGTTTCTAAAATTGCGGCAGGTGTTGTAGCTACCATAGCTTTAATCAACACATTGATTAAGGCTTACAACCTGTTAAAAGCCTCAGCTATTGTTGCTGGCGTTGCCTCAGCGTTTGCTTTGAATCCATTGCTTGGCGTAGGAGCTACCGCTTTGGCGGCTGGCGTTTTAGCAGGAGCAACCGCAATTGCAAACAAATCAAACACAAGTACGGCATCAAGTGGATCATCCGCTGGAGGATTTTCGGGAACGATGCCCAATGGACAGTCATTTAATACTGGCGTGGCGAGTGCTGCAAATAGTGCTGCGGCTGCCTCAAAAGCGGCTGCCTCAACTTCCAATGCAACACGATCTGCGGCTGGCGGATCAAGTGGTTCAACGATCAATTTAAATGTCAATGGTGCAATTGATCCAGAAGGTACAGCACGGACAATTGTGGACACACTTAACAATTCATTTTATCGAGGCACGGGCGGTGCTACCGCGCTCCAATTGCAGCAATGAGCATTTTTAATCCAATTTGGCGTGTGACCATTGGTGGCGTGCAATACCAAACGGCTGTTTTGGCCAATCTGACGATCCAAAGCGGTCGAACCAACATTTATGAACAGGCTCAAGCTGGATACATTAATCTTGAGCTGATAAACCTAGATCAATCAAATGTGGTGATTGAGATCAACAATTCACTCACCATCGAGCTGCAAGATTCCACAGCTACATTTGTGCCAATCTTTGGTGGATCGGTTGTTGAGGTTGGCATTTCCGTAGCCGAAATTGGATCGGTTGCCTATGCTCAGCGCATCCGCATCATTGCTTTAGGTGCTTTGGCTAGATTGCCAAAAGCCTTGACCGATGGTGTTTTGTCACATGATTTTGATGGTGATCAGATTCTTACAATTCTCACCGATCTGTTGGTCAATTCATGGAACGAAGTACCAGCAGCTCTACAATGGCAAGATTACGATCCGGCCACCACATGGGCAAATGCAGAAAACACCGGATTGGGTGAAATTGATACACCAGGCAGCTACGAATTGGCCCAGAGATCATCAAGTCGAACCGATGTTTATTCATTGGTTTCAGCTTTGGCAACATCTGGATTGGGTTACATCTACGAATCGGCCACCGGCCAAATTAGCTATGCATCGGCAGATCATCGATCTATTTACCTTGCAACAAATGGTTATGTTGATCTAACCGCCAACCACGCGATTGCTCCCGGTTTAAGCATCCAACAGCGTGCAGGTGATGTGCGAAATGACATAACTATCAAATACGGCCAAAATAGCAACAGCGAAACAGATGCCAATGATCCAGAATCAATTGCAATTTTTGGCCAATTGTCTCAAATCTTTACAACTACTTTGAGGCATTTGCACGATGCCCAAGATCAGGCCGATTTTTATTTGGCTTTAAGATCGTATCCACAATTTAATTTTAACGATTTTACATTTGAGCTGACAAACCCAGAATTAGACGATGTGGATCGGGATGCGTTAATCAACATTTTCATGGGTATGCCGACCCGAATCACGGACTTGCCGTTAAACATGGCCGCTGGCACATTTTTGGGCTTTGTCGAAGGCTGGACATGGCGAGCCGCCTATAACAGCGTTTCGGTCACGGCTATCATTTCACCATTGGCATTTTCATTGCAAGCCATGCAATGGCAAGATGTACCAATCGCAGAGCAATGGAACACAATCAGCGGCAGCCTAAATTGGGCTGATGCGTTAGTCGTGGCATAAGGAGGAAAAATGAGTAATCCAACAACACCATTTGGTTGGCAAATGCCAACGGCAACCGATTTGGTGACAGATTTACCGGCTGACTTTGAGGTATTTGGTCAAGCTGTAGCAACATCGATGGCCGATTTATTAGGTGGCACATCCGGTCAGGTATTGGCCAAAAATTCTAACACCGACATGGATTTTGTGTGGGTCACATCGGATGATGCTAACGCGATCCAAAACACAATTGTTGATGCCAAAGGCGATCTGATCGCAGCAAGCGCAGCTGACACACCTGCTCGCCTAGCAGTAGGCAGCAATGGTGAAACTCTTGTAGCCGATAGTTCCACATCAACAGGCTTGCGCTGGCAGGGTGACTATGCCGCAGGTAAGAACAAGATCATCAATGGTGCTTTTGATAATTGGCAGCGTGGTACATCTCTAGTAGGTGCAGGATACTTAGCGGATAGATTTCAAAGCGTTGTAACAACTACAACAATCACACAAAGCCAGCAAGCATTTACCGCTGGAACTGCTCCCGTTGCAGGATACGAATCGAGTTACTTTTATCGCGCGGTGACAGTTACAGGCGCAACTGCTGGAAGTCGTGCATTGGTTCAACAACCAATTGAAGATGTGCGAACTTTTGCAGGTCAAACTGTAACAATTTCATTTTGGGCAAAAGCAGCAAGCGGAACACCTGCAATCGGTGTTGAACTTGCTCAGGTATTTGGTTCGGGTGGTTCGGCTGCCGTGACTGCTATTGGTGCGACTGCTAAAACTATTTCGACATCTTGGGCGCGTTACTCAGTAACCGCATCTGTGCCATCAATTAGCGGAAAAACTATTGGCACAGGTTCAAGTCTCAATCTTGTTTTATGGATTGATGCTGGTTCGGATTTTGCCACACGCGCTTCTAGCATTGGAAATCAGTCAGGAACATTTGACATTTGGGGCGTACAGGTTGAAGCAGGTTCAGTCGCTACCGCCTTTCAAACTGCAACTGGAACAATTCAAGGGGAGTTATCCGCTTGCCAGCGTTACTACTGGCGTTCGACCACATCAACAACTGGGTCACACGGAATTGGCGCAACACAAAGCGCAGCAAGTGCAATCGTGGGAATCAATTTACCTGTAACAATGCGAGTAGTGCCGACATCGATTGATTTTGCAAATTTGCGACTTGTCAATTATGGGGTGGCGGCTTATTCGATCACTACAATTACACTTTCAGCTGGAGAATCAACTCAAAACTTTATAAACATTGACTGCTCGGGTGCTTCTGGTATGACTGCAAACCGCCCCGTCTTTTTGTATGGTACTGGTTCAGCAGGTTACATCGGCGCGAATGCGGAGTTATAAAAATGGATAATGTCAGTTTTATTGAAGTCGAAACAATGGACGGAATTGTTGAACACGCCATCATTGACCGAGGAAATGGCGAGTTTACCTCTATGCCTAAAGCGGTTTATGAAGCGCAACAGGTGGAACATTTGACGGAGACTGTGCCGGGTGATGAGTAATTTTCCACAAGGCACATTGCCGCGTTTGATTCAGGTTGCGCTCGCTGAGGTGGGTACAGCTGAAACAGGCAACAATGAGACAAAGTATGGCAAGCACATGAAGGCCGACAAGCTGCCATGGTGCGGATCATTTCTCAATTGGTGCGCCCATCAAGCCGGTGTCAAGGTGCCAAATGTGGTCAGCACTCGTGCTGGAGCTGAGGCATTTCAAAAGGCTAAGCAATGGCACACCACACCAAAGATTGGTGATTTTGTTTTCTTTGATTTCATCATCGATGACAAAACAACAATCAATCACATTGGCTTGGTGATCCGCTGTTCAGAAAAACAGATTGTGACCATCGAAGGCAACACATCAGCTGGTGCAAGTCAGCGCAATGGTGGAGAAGTCATGGTGAAATCAAGAGATTTGGGAGCAAGGTCATTTGTTGTCGGTTACGGCCGACCAACCTATGACTCGTTTTCCGGTGATTTGCCGGATCGACCAAAAGGAGAAAAATAATGGAGCAATTTAAAGCAATGGCAGCCTCATGGGCAAGAAGCTCGGTGGCTGGCATGTTGGCCGTGTACATGACCGGAAACACAAATCCAAAAGATTTGGCTATGGGCTTGGTCGCTGGCATTGTGCCGGTATTAGCTCGATGGGCAAATCCCAACGATGTAAGTTTCGGCAACAAGAAGTGAGCGTAGGCGAGTGGATGGCTGTTGGTGGTTTTGTCATTGCAATACTGACGGCCATTTATTCGTCAATGAGGATCATCATAAGATCGGTGATGAGCGAACTCTCACCCAATTCGGGATCGAGTATCAAGGATCAAGTCTCACGCATCGAGGCTCGTTTGGATTATCTATACACACAGCTCATTGAGCAAAAGAAGTAGCGACACGCCACAATTTAGGCGCGATTGTTGATTTTGTCGGATGTCGGTGTCACTCTTTGTTTGGGAGCAGATTAGCTGTTCCCAGAATCGGGAGCGACAAATGAACGAATTATCAATTGTGATCTTTATGATCATCGCTGGAGCCTTTTGGGCTGTTATGTGTTATGCGGTTGGATTCAAAGAAGGCCAGCGACAAGGCTACACACGAGGCCGCGCGGTTTCACGCCATGCCTCACAATACGACAAGGCGGCCAAGTAATGGCTGCATTTTTGGATGGTTATGAAGGCAACAAAGAGCGCACAGATCGATGGATCAAGACTTACCCAGAAGGCCGTCTTGAGGCCACAATCGTCAATTTCGATGCAGACAATGGCTCCATCCTTGTCCGTGCAGCCGCATGGCGTAATCAAACGGAGATTGAGCCGGCCGGCATCGATTTTGCGTATGGCTATCAGGCTGCCTATAACGCCAACATGAAACGCTGGTTTGTTGAGGATACTGTCACATCAGCTTTAATGCGCGTGATGGCTTTGGTTATGGGTGGAACAGAAAAGGCTACAAAAGAAACCATGGAAAAGGTAAATGCAGCCGATGTCTATGATCCATGGACAACCAAATTTGGCGATGTGCCAAGTTACAAAAGCGCAGCTGAAGCTGAAATGGCTGGCACACCATCATTTGGATCATCGGATGTTGGGCCAACCGGTTGGGCTGTAAATGGTGTTCCAATGTGTGCTCATGGCGCAATGCGTTGGAACGAAAGTAAGCCGGATGCAGCCAAATCATGGGGAGGCTACTTTTGCAGCGAAAAGGTAAAGGAAAAGCAATGCAAGCCAACATGGTATGTGATGACAAGTCGTGGCAAATGGGAGCCACAAGTATGAGCGACTATGTGGAAATCCTTAATCCACAAACCATGACTGGGCGATTGTACTTTGAAGGTGAAGTGATCGAGGAATACAAAATCGACCAATGCGACAAATGCTCAAAGCTGACAAAGTTTGATCCATTTGGTTATCAAATCGGCTACAACAAAACGGAAAAAATCATTTGGTTTTGTGGTGATTGCCGATGATCACACGGATTGAGGAAATTCAATGTTTGATGGCGGCCATCGATCATTGCAAGGATCGGGAAGCCGATCACAGCTCACGCATTATCCGCAATCTTTCATGGTTTGAGTTTGTATCACAAAATGCTGAATCAATGGTGTCTGAGTGGACTGTTGCCAAAGCTTTGGGATACGAATACACACCCGGCACGACATGGGATAAAAACCAAGCTGATGTGGGCGATCACATCGAGGTCAAATGGTCTGCCAATCCACACTCAAATTTGTGGATACAGGAATCGGATCGACATGATCGAGACATTGCCGTGCTTGTTACTGGTAACTCACCAAAAATGCACATCGTTGGCTGGATTCCGGTGGCGATTGCCAAGAAACCACGCTATCGAAACTCATCACAAAACAATTGGTCGGTGCCACAAATCAACCTTCAACCCATCGAGACTTTACAAAGGAGCAATTATGCACATCCTTCAATTTGATTGTTCGATTTGCAAGAAACTCTATGGCAAGCCAAAGCAACGCCATGGCCTTAAAAAAGGTGCTGAACTCACAGCTCATGAGTGGTTTGCCCAATGCATGGGATGTGGCACATTTGGCATAAAGATTGTTGATGATTCTAGGATTGAGGAATTAAGCCAATGAAACATACATACAGCTTCAGCGGATTTGGTGGAGTTATGAATTGCAGCGATTGCGACAATGACACAATGGTGAACGAATACGATCGTGATGATGGGTTGGTCGTGTGGTTTTGCAAGCGGTGTGAGGATAGGTTGCATCTATGAAGTTATCCACAGGCTTTGTCCACAGGTGTGTGAAACCTGTTGGAATCGCCCAAGATTACGCTCGGTATTTGACAGCGTTGGTACGCTCCAGACTCGCAGACGAGCCGGTTCACCGGGTAGCTCGGGCGCGATGTATGGTGCTAATGGCCGTGCTATGTCTTGTTAACACAACACCGGCTACAGCTGCAAAAGAAGTTAAACCATCAATTGATTCTCTTAAACTCTATGCACACTCAAGAATTGTGAACTACAAAGAGTTTCAATGCTTTCACACGCTGATCACCAAGGAATCAAATTGGCGTGTGGAGGCAATCAATCCCAATGGCAATCACTTTGGTTTAGGCCAAATGCGAAATACAAAGTACAGAAACCTTGATGGCTTTCGCATGATCGACTGGAGCCTTCGCTACATCGATGCAAGGTATTCTGGATCAAGCTGCACGGCATTTGCCCATTGGCAAAAGCATGGATGGCATTGATGTCAAGAGCTTGGAAAAACGGAAGCACAAGCCGTTGGCGTAAGCTGCGCGAGATTGTGTTAAAGCGTGATGGATGTTGCCAGATGTGTGGCCAGACAGAAGGCCCAATGCACATCGATCACATTATTCCAAAGCGATTGAACGGCAGCGATGAACTATGGAATCTGAG